TCGCCGATGCAGCCGGAATGGAATGCGTTCACCTGTCTTATTGTTGAACAAGCGTGGAAGAAAAACAAGTCACTTTTCCTTTCAAAAGTTTTGACGGAAATTCAAGGTGCTTTTTCCGTCAAAAAGATTGTTGCGAAGTTCAAAGAAGTGGTGTTTACTTGCCTTGTCGTGGAAATAGAGAGCCACGACGATAAACATAGCAAGCAACACCGAACAATAAATGTAAGACCCTTCTTTTGGCGTATTCTGGAGATTCCGCAGTTGCTTGCTAAAAATCTCTAACTCTTCAGATGCGCCAAAAGAGGGGTCAATTTATTGTGTATGAGTGTAAAAGTTCTGTCGGAGGTATTCGACAAAAGCCTTACGAGCGGCAATGCGAGGCTTGTGCTTCTCGCGTTGGCTGACTGTGCAAGCGAAGATGGGGCATGCTGGCCTTCGCTGCGGAAACTGAAAAAGAAATCAGGCGTATCTGAAGAAACGGTTCGCAAGTATCTCCACGCTTTTGAGGCAATTGGGCTTATCTCTTCGGAAGAGCGATATGATGTTGGAGGAAGGCGAACATCCAACGTCTATACGATCAACCTCGAAATGCTCGGAAGGGATTCGCTGGAGCATAAAACTTTGTATTCTGTCATACCGAAAAGCAAAAGGCGGGGGAGGGGTAGGTATGAACCAGTTCAGAGGGGGGTAGGTATGAACATGTTCATAGGGGGTAGGTATGAACCCGTTCATAGGGTCTATAATGAACCGTCTATAGAACCGTTATAAAGAACCGTCATGTTGCTTTTGTTGTTTTAATGGGAGATTTGTATGAAATATACCACCAAAATAAAAAGAGGTGATCGCGGAAGGATTAGCAAAATCGGTGGCTTTAAGATGACTCGCTGGGAATATCGCAATGAGTATCTAAAGTCACCAGAGTGGCAGGCACTACGCGAATCGTTTTTGGAGTGGCATAACGGACTTTGCGAAAGATGTAAAAAGCCCGGCTGCGATGTTCATCATATAGCCTACAAGTTCAAAGAAACAGAGTGGGAACAAAAACAGCGATTGATGCTTCTTTGCAGAAGCTGTCATAATACGGTTCACAAGGCGATAGACTGTAAACTACTTCGGTTTCCGCATCACAAAGAAGATGTTATTGCTCTGACGGATGAAGCCCTAAAGAAGCGATTGAGTAGATCGAAAAAGAAAGAACTTGTTCCAATGATGTTGATTAGCAATATCGTTAAGAACGGAACTTCTCATGGTATCTGTTTGGCGTGTGCCAAACTAAAGATAACCCACAGCACGTTTTGCTCGATTCCAGCAAACCTAAAAGCGACTCAAGAACAGATTGATTACTTGCGATGGGTAGAAAAGACAAGGCCGACCAAAGACGGTTGGAAATACAAGAACAACAAAAAACAAACCAAGAAGAGCGCCAAAGAAAAAGAAAAGCTACGCAAACTAAATATAAGTCTCGGATTACGAAGTGCTAATGTTCAAGAAGACCTTTGCCCGTTTTGATGCAACCCGTATAACATTCGACAAAAATGTATACACTTTGGAAAATCTATTAACAAAACATGCGATACGGAGAATACGCTTTAAGTATTGCCGAGACGGTAGCGCAGAAGAGTAAAGACCCTTGGAGAAAAGTGGGTGCCTGTATCCTGCGGCACGACAACTCGATTGCTTCCGTAGGGTATAACGGGTTTCCGGCGGGGATGACTGAAGATTGGTCAGACCGCGAGAAGAGAAGATTGTTTGTCGTGCATGCCGAGCAGAATGCACTGCGATATATCAGACCTGAAGAGTGCGGGCTAATCGCTGTTACGACGCTACCCTGCAACGATTGTCTGAAAGCGATTGCCTCTTACGGGATCAAGCGAATTGTCTACCGCGACTGTTACGAGCGTGACTCTTCCAGCGAACTGATTGCCGACAAGTTTGGCATCGAGCTAATCCAGCTTTAGGCGAGAAAGCGATTCATCGCCCCTGTCGCAATAGGCGAGTTCAAAACCCTCGGCCCCATTCGCAGTTGTTTGATCTCTTCCCAGTCCACGTCTTCTCCTGCGGCTTTACGACGGCGATACTCTGCCTGCGCCCCCATCATCCCCTGACGCTTTTGCTCGCGTTGCTGGGCACCAAGGCGCATTCCAGCAGCCATCTCCGAAAATGCCATATCTTCCTTTTGTTTTTTCATTTCAGAGGCCGTGGGTTCTTTGGAAGAATACCGCGACATTGCAACGCGATACGCTTCGGAGTATGGAGTATCTCCCATCATCCGAGCATCCACCCTTTGAGCGAGTCCTTTGGCTTCCCTGCGGGCATTGCTGCGAGCCATTTGCTCGGGAGTAAGGTTGTAAGTGCGAAGTCTTTTTGCCATACTACTGCGAGTTAAGAGATTGGAACGTCTTGTCTTTCAGCTTCTTTTTAGCAAGGCGCTTGTCGTAGATGCTGCGATAGTTATCCGTGTATTTTGGGATGTCCTTTTTAGGCGGATAATTCTCGTAATTGGATTCTTTCTTTTTCATTTTTATTCCTCCGAACCGCGCATACGTTTATACGCACTAGCAATATACGACGGATACTTGGATTGTTCTGTTTTGCGCCAATATCCAAGCGGGCTTAGCATCTTTTGACGCATTTCTTCGACAGACTCTTCATACTCATCATCTGATTGCGACGAGCCAGATGGTTTTGTTTTGAATCCTTGGATAAGTGTTTTCATTTAAATGAAACAATTGATTTTAATTTTTATTGTCATACAATAAAATGGATGAGTAAAGAAAAACTTTTTGCGCTGTATCTTGCGAAAAATCCCGGCTTCAGCAGCGAGACGATTACGTTCACGCAAGAAGGTCTGAGAAAGTTCTTCAACACCACCTACGACGCGGCATACAAGCAGGGGTTCAATCAACAGCCCGACACCGACGAACACGAGGAAGAATTTTCGCCCGCGTATACAGCTAATACAGCGAGCGTTGAGGAGCTTCTTGGAATGTTTGGTATGCGGAGATAGTTGACGGGATGCCAAGCATTTCGTATGCTCCTCGGTGATGAACACCAACCTACCCGCCGATCTGGCGTCGGAGCAGGGATTCCTATGCTCCGTCATTACAAACCCGAAGATAATCGACAAGTCCGTTGACCGCGTAACCGAAGAGCATTTCACTTCTTTCGGCAACCGCGAAATCTGGAAAGCTACGTTAGCCCTGTGGCAAGAGAGGCGGGCCGTAGACCCGATTACTGTAGCAGGAAGTCTTGAGAAGGCTGGTGTCTTTGAAGAAGCTGGGGGGAAGGAGTATTTAACCCAAACCGTAGAGTATTGCCTTACGCCTTCGCATTGGAAAGAATACCTGCAAAATATCCACGAGTGCTTCGTTCGCAGGAAGATACACGCCGCAGCACAAAAAATGATCGAAGGCGCGCTCGACAAAGGAAAGAAGATCGAAGAACTGCAAGAGAATGCGAGTAAGGATATTGTCTCGCTAAGTGCGACAAATGCCGAAAACCGTCACATATCGGCAGTTCTGAGCAATTGTATTACAAGATGGGAGGAGGCAGCGAACTCTGGAGGTGCGGTTAATCGCGGTCACGATTCGGGGATCAGCAGGTGGGATCAGGCTACTAGAGGATTCAGACCCAGAACCTTGCACGTTATTGCGGGTGCAGCTAAGGCAGGAAAGACTACTTCTGCGTTGCAGATGGTGACAAACCCAGCTTTTGAGAAAAACGTGCCTGTTGCCTTGATCTCGATGGAGATGGGTGCGGAAGAACTCCTCGACAAGTATATCGCGCAGAAAGCCAAAGTGAATATCTCCGATCTACTGGACGGAAGGCTGGATCATGGAGCGCACGAGAGGATGTCTCAAGTCATCGCAAAATCCTCAAAGCTGCCTATTTACATTGCAGACGAGGCGTGTATGACAGTGACGCAATTCAAGGCGAGATGCAGGAGGCTCGTGTCCGAGAACAAGGTAGAGATCATCATGGTCGACTACGCTCAGTTGATGGAGGCATCCGGCGATCCCAAGAATAGGGAACGGGAGGTAGCAGAGGTTAGCAGAACAGCGAAGATTCTCGCAAAGGAACTCAACGTCTGCATTGTCCTCCTAGCCCAGCTAAACGATAATGGGGCCGTCCGCGAGTCGAGGACATTCTACATGGACTGCGATTCCTTTACAAAAGTCCACAAGGACGAGGAGAACACAGACCCATACGCTTATTGTCTAACAATAACACACAACCGCCACGGAGCGACCACGATGATTCCGGTAAGGTTCGTGAAGTCCCAAGCCAGATTTGAGGAGGCCAGTTATGAATAGAATAGAAGAAACGCTGGCGATGATGGAGCTTGTATATCGCTGCGAAACACTTGAAAGGGAAAGAGATGAATGGAGGGAGTGCTGCGAGAGGATGCTGTGGTCTGCGCCAGCGACGTTCGCTAACAACGTGGAGTGGCTTAAAGCCATGCTGCTCGCCAAGAAGCTCATCGAAAAACAACTTGCAACACGACGAGTAGATGCGATATTGGATCAAAAGAAAGAAGGTGAACATAATGGCTGAAAAATGGATACAGAAAGCAATCAAGAAGCCCGGAGCGCTACGCAAGGCAACCGGAACCAAAAAGGGCAAGACAATCCCTGCGGGCAAACTTGCTAAAGCAGCGAAAGCACCCGGCAAGATGGGACAACGCGCTCGCCTTGCACAAACTCTTCGCGGGTTCTCTCGCGGGAAGTAATTGATCTTTAAGACACTTAGGACAAAAGTCCACCCCGTTCCTATGCCGGACGATGCAAATGCCGACTGCCCAAAATTGAGGACAGGGCTATGCAAAGCGTGATGCGGCAACGCTTCTGGATTCTGGAAGAGCATTACGGCGGGGAAAAGAATTTGCGGTGGAGCATTGAGGGCGGCACGCTAATTGGTCGTAGCTCTACGAGCGGTAGATAGGCATCCGCATGGTTGACCACTACCCTTACTTGGCGCATTCGTGCGTTATTTTCCAAGGAAATGCATAGAGCAGCCGAGCGACCTGAACTCCACCGCACCACTTTTTGTTTAGAAATCGCTGTATAGTTCAAGCAAGACTTGAGTTGCAGCGTAAATCTTAAACACAAAATCTTGCTTGCAAACACAAGCGATAAAAACTAACTTAACAAGACTATGCCTTCACCAGACCGACATTTCGCAACAGCCGCAATTTTTACGCAATCCACTGGCTTGACTCCCAACAGCGGAGACGCGGCTCTCTACATTAAGAGTGATAATAAAGCCTATATTAAAGACTCTGCTGGAGCGGAAGTCATCGTAGGTGGGACAGGAACGATTGCCGGAACGCTGGGCACGGTGGACAATGCTGTGCCAAGGGCGGATGGAACTGGTGGCGTGACGGCGCAGGGGAGCGACATCGTGATTGATGATGCTACCACATCTACACAGAATAACATTGCCATCACCAACCAGCACTCCGGTCAGACCAACTCCAGCCTCGTCCTATCGCCTAAAGGCACGGGGGCGTTCATCCTCGGGCCAAAGCCAACTGGTGCAGCTTCAACAGGAAATGCTAGAGGAATTTATGCAGTTGACTTACAGGTAATAAAAAATGCAAATACAAGAATTGCCTCTGGACAGTATTCTGTAATTGGTGGAGGACAAGAAAATACAGCTAGTGGAAATTATTCTTATGTTGGTGGAGGCTATTTTGGGACAGCAAGTGGAAATCACTCTGTGATTTGCGGTGGGGGTAACGAGGCAGCAACACTTGGAAATCAAGCAACTGCTAATTTTAGCGGAATACTTAACGGTGTTGCAACTCTTGCTGACAGACAGGGAATGCAAGCCCATGCGTTTGGAAGGTTCGCAGCCAACGGCGATGCCCAGCGCGCTCGTTTCGTTCTTCGCAACAAGACGACAACGAACAGCGCAGTCGAGCTATTCCTCGACGGCAGCAGCACCCGCCTCACGATCCCCTCTGGGAAATACCTCACAGGCACAATCAACATCGCTGGCATCAAGAGTGATGGAACGGCGGCGGCAAGCTACATCCGCCAGTTCTCTATCAAGAATGTCGCTGGAACTACTTCACTTGTAGGAACCGTGAATACCATCGGCACGGATGAAGCGGCAAGCACCAGTATCAGCATCACAGCAAACGACACCAACGATGCACTAAAGGTTGAAGTTACTGGAATCACGTCAGAGACATGGCGCTGGGTTGCGGCGGTAGACGTCGTAGAGGTTGCCTACGGAGCATAATTTTAAAAATATGAAAACATACGGAGTAGTATTCGCTGACGGTAGGAAGGAACTTATTTCAATTGTATTGGATGACGAGGGGAACCCGCGTATGGATACCTTGGCTCCATACCCGACACCGGAGGATTGGGTTGAACCAACGATCATTCCATTGGTAAAGATTGATAAACCCGAGTCTGGCGAATGGAATCCGGTTGTTGTGTGGTTTGAGGATCGTGTAGAGCGGCAATGGGAACCAACTAACTAATAAGCATGGCAAAAGAACTAAACACAGCACAACCGACAAGCGGGCTTTCGATCACCGCGCAACTTTTCCAAACCGGCATCACGGTCGGCGCAGCGATCACTTGCGGCGAAGTCGGCACAACGAGATTTTACTCTGGCGACATGCCAGCAATTACGGCGGGAACCTATCAGGTTGTTTTTTATTCAAGCGCGATCACTCCTGTATCCTCTGGCTTTATAGCATGGAATGGTAGCGCCGAAATTCTTGTGAACGATCTCTCCACCGCCACCACCGCAGGCATCGCCGACGCAGTGTGGGATGAAGTTCTCACAGGTGCAACGCACAACGTCAACAGATCGGCGGGGAAGAGGCTTCGCCAAATTGCCGACGAGCGTATCATCGCAGATGGACAGACGGTTTCAGCGACTACGAATACAATCACGCTTGAGCCAATCGGAACCTTGTGCGTCGGGCAAACAATCGTCGTCACAAACCAAGACACCGACGAGAAACAGGCGCGATTCATTCTTGCTTTCGATACCGGCACCGACACTGCCACCGTGGATTCCAACTGGTGCGTTGTGCCGACGGCAGGCGACGAGTATTTACTCACCACGGTGCGCGATCCGCTCGTTACGCGGGGCGATCACCCCACTGGAACTGTCGGCGCGGAGATCGATGAAATGTATCTCATCCACGGGCTGAAGACCGGAGACACGCTCACCGTCACGCCAACGAGCCGCACCGCTGGTGCGATCGCGCAAACGATCGGCGGTGATGGGACAACAACGACGACAGTTTCTCGCGACTGATGACAATTCTTACCAGCTTGCTCATCGCCACGCAGGGCTTGCTGCCAAGCCCGACGCCGCTCTCGATCGGCTCGCAGGGTTTGCTTCAGATCGATAGCGGCCCCCCGCCACCGCCGCCCATCGTGGCCCGCGATCTGCCGGGGGGCTTCTACCGCGAGCGTCAGCGAGTGGTTGTCGAGATCAAGCGCGGCGTTACCGGCAAGCTCAAAGTCGGCTCGCCGCAGGTTCAGATTTCCAGTGCGGTTGCTGTGTGTGGAATAAAGGCGTCACCGGCGGCCGGGCCGGTGGCGCTCTCCATCTCCGCGCAGGTTCCCGTGACGGGCATGGCAACCAACATCTCAGCCAACCGAATCAAGCCAGAAATCTCGACATCGTTCGAGATTGTAGGCTGCCGCGAAGAAAATGAGCTTGAGATTCTGATGCTCGCGCAGGCTGCTTTGGAAGAATTTTACCTTGACGATATCGTTAATCGATACAAGGATTGATCTTTCCCCGTTCCTATGCCGGACGAAGTAGGTTCTCGGAACTGAAAAGCGCGATGTGGCAAGGCTTCTGGTTGTCCGGAAGAGCATCGCGGCAGGGTAAACAATTTGCGGTGGGGCATTGAGGGCGGCACGCTAATTGGTCGTAGCTCTAGGGAGGTAGAACGGCATCCGCATGGTTGACCCCTACCCTACTTGGCGCATTCGTGCGTTATTACTCCAAGGACAAACATAGAGCAGCCGAGCGACCTGGACTCCATCGCACCTACCTTTATCATAACCCCCGCGCCTCTTAACAATGCGTAATTCGGGGGTTCTTCTTTTGACACTCGCGCCTTCGCATGAGCGACATCATCGAAGGCGTTTCTGTTATTTCTGTGGGCGAAGCCAAAGGCCACGGCCTTTTCGTGGACGCTCAAACCCTGCGCGAAGTCAAGGCTTGCGCGGAAACCTACGCGGGCGGTGTGAAAGTAAACTTGGATCACGGCGCGGGCATCAAAGACATTGTTGGATTCTGCGACAATTTTCGCATCATAGGCGATAAACTCGTCGCCGATCTAAACCTTCTCCAGAACGCCGAGCGCCGGGAATATGTTCTCGAAATCGCCGAGAAGTTGCCAGACACCTTCGGTATCTCGATCGCTTTCTCTGGCCCTGTGCGCGAGATCGATGGCAAACGCTTCGCATCATGTGAAGAGCTTTACAGCGCCGATCTCGTCCAAACCCCTGCCGCCAATCCTACCGGCTTGTTCAGTTTCGAGGCAAAGGCAGTTGACAAAAATCTCACCAATATGGAAGACGAAAAGACCCAAGCTGAAGAGATCGTCAAAGAAGACGAGATCGATATCGCTGACATCCTCTCCCGCCTCTCCGCTCTTGAGACCGCCTTTGGCGACTACAAGAACAAGATGGAAGAGAAGCCCGAAGAGAAAATGGCTGAAGAGAAAAAGGACGAAATGTGCAACTGCCAATCTGCCTCTCCTATCTCCAAGCTTGAAGCTAAGATGGATACGATCATCGCAAATTTCGGATCCGCTCCCATGAAGGGCAGCGCAGCCGCCGAAGAGAAGCCCGTCGAGAAGTTCGACCTTAAGGCACTCATCGAAGCGAAAACTTCCGAACTCGGCAGCAAGACCGCCGCGATCAAATTCGCGATGACCAATCATCCCGCCGAATACATCGCTCTTCGCGATTCCAACCAACTCTCCAATCTCTAATCATCATGGCTACACAAATCGACAATACATTCCGTTCGTTCTCCTTCGCGAGTGCGATTTCGGCAAACACGCTGGTGCGCGTCTCCGGCGACAATGCAGCCGCCGCGCTCGTCACTGCGAGTGAGGCAATCGGCGTTGTTCAAGAAGATGTTTCTGCTACCGGCATCGGCAGCGTGAAACTTTTCAGCCCAACCCAATTCGGCTTGGTCTCTCCCGGCCCCGTGACTGCGGGACTCAATGTTTTCGCCACCACTGGCGGCGTCATTGTTGGCACGCTTGTTACATCGGCTCTCACCCTTGGCACCGCGATCAATAGTGGCGCAACCGGTGACGTGATCGAATACGCTCCCAAGCTCTAATTTTTAAGGAACCAATACCATGGCACTAACAACCACCACCATCCGAGGCGACATTGCCCAGGCCGTTTTCGAGGGCCGCAGCAATAAGCAAAACCTTTTCATCGGCGCAGAAGTCATGCCGATCTACGTAGCTGACGTGAAGAGCGGCGAATATCTCAAGATCAATCTTGGGCAGTCCGAAGCTCTTAATGACGATGCCACGAAGATCGCCGCTGGCAGCGCCTATCCCCGCGTGTCCCGCAAATTTGTCTCTGACACTTTTGCCGCCACGGAATACGGCCTTGAGGAAATCCTTCCTGATGCCACGCAGCGCGACTTGGCTCGCTTCCTCGATGTCGAGGTTGCCGTTGCCGACATGCTGCTCTCGCAAATTCAGATCGGCCACGAAGCCCGCGTTGCCGCTCTCACCTATGCCGCGAATGGCTTGACTGCCATCTCTGGAACTGGCTCGACTGCCGCTTACACCGAGGCCAATATCACCACATTCGACCTTCCCGCCGATGTGGCCGCTGGCAAGTTGGAACTCGCCAAGTATGGCGTGCTTCCCAATGCGCTCGTCATGTCTGCAACTCTGTTCGAGCGCGTTCGCCGCAGCACAAAAGTTCAGAACCAGATGTTCGGCGTTGTTGCTACCAACAGCACCCGCTTGCTCTCCGAGCAGGAAGTTGCCCAGGCAGTCGGCGTCGAGAAAGTTCTCGTTGGCCGCGCACCCAAGAACACCGCCAAGAAGGGCCAAGCCTACTCTGGTGGATTTGTCTGGGGCGATACCTACATGGCTCTTGCCTACATCGCCGGTGGCGAATTCGCCGCTGGTGGATTTGGCCGCTCGATCCTGTGGGGCGCTGATTCTCCGGTTCCCTTCGTGGCAGAAACCTATCGCGACGAAGCCCGCCGCAGCAATGTTCTCCGCGTGCGTCAGCATGTGGCCGAGAAGGTTGTTGACGGAAGCTCGATCATCCGCATCACAACTGGCCTGTAAGCTTAGACAGTTGGTTTTTGTTTGCAGAAACCCGCCCTTGCAAGAGGGCGGGTTTTTTGTTTTATTGACAAGCCAACCCTTTTAGACATGAACCAAAAAAAGAAACTGGTCGCTGCATTCATTGCAGGGAACGAAGAAGAACGCATCGCTCGATGCGTTGAGAGCTACAAGAAAATCTGCGACGAGATCGTTGTCGTTCGCGCTGTAGGGTCGCTCAAACCAGATCGCACTCTCGACATTGCCAAGGAACTTGGGTGCGTTACCGCCAAATACAGCAACTCGCCACTCTGCGCCGATTGGCTTCACTTGGACAACTTCGCCAACGCTCGCAATCAAGCGTTCGCTCTTGCCTATGATCTTACAGGCGAAGATGGCTGGGTGATGTGGGCTGATGTTGATGACATCCTGCCAGAGTCTCAAGTCGAGCCGCACCTGAAGGCGCTGACAGAATGCCCAGAAGATTGCGATTGGATTCTTACCGACTATGTGATCCCCGAGCAGCACAAGCGTGCGCCACGGGAACGATTCTTTCGCTACAAGAGCGGCTGGTGGTGGAGACCGGTGCATGAGAACATGCATCCAACCAAAACGATCAAAATCTGGAGCCGCCGCGATCTCGAAACCGCGCACCACAAGCCGCCGCTTGGGCGCCGCCCAAGCAATGAGCGAAACACGCGAATCCTTGAGTTCAACGATCAATTCACGCCGAACATCAAGTTTTACCTGCACTACGAAAAAATGATCCAAGGCCAGCGCGAGCAGGCAATCCGCTACGGCGCGGAATCTCTTGCGCTTAAAAGCCTGGATGCCGTGCATCGCTACGAGACGATGGTGAATATGAGCAACATGACGGATGGCGATACGGCCCTGCGATTCGCCGCCAGTGCCGAAAAGCTCGATCCGAATCGCCGCGAAGCTATCGCGTTGCAGGCATCAATTCTTCTCGACCAAGGCAAGGCAAAAGAATCGCTCGCCGCGCTTGATCGCATGGAGAAGATTCCCGTGCCATCATTCCCGCAATGGACGCACCGCGCCGAATACTATGGGTGGAAAGCCACGCGCCTTCGCGCTTGGGCGCTTCGCATGGCAGGAAAAGCCAAGGAAGCCTTCGCGCTTGAGCAGGATTTGCTCAATAGCTCACAAGGCCCAAAGATCAGCATTCTTCACGCGACAAGGGGAAGGCCTATGCAAGCCGTGCAAACGATGAGTCTGTGGCTATCTCGCGCCAAGAACCCTGCCGCCATCGAATACATCTTTGCCGTGGATGCAGATGATCCCACCGCCGCGCAGTTGCAACGCTTTGGCGGCGTGGCGCAGGAAGGTGATGCCGGTTCCGTAGGCGCTTGGAACTTGGCGGCATCGCATTGCGTTGGCGACATCCTAATCCAGATGAGTGACGATTGGGAATGCCCGCCGGGCTGGGATCAAATGATCCTTGATCGTCTTGATATTTCGTCAGAAAAGTGCCTACGAATTTCTGACGGCCATCGCACCGATGAGTTGCTGCAAATGGCAATCGTGACGCGCAAATTCTATGATCGACACGCATTATTCAACCCGCTCTTCAAAAACCAATTCAGCGATGCCGAGTTCACCGTTCGTGCGGCGAAGGCGGGCGCGATTGTGGATGCGCGGGATATTGTTTTCGCTCATCATCATCCTGCTTTCGAGCCGAGTGTTCCTGTGGATGATACGCATCGCCGTGTCAGCGATCCGCAAGAGCGTGAACGCGCTAAAGCAATCTTTGAAAAATTAACAACATGAAAAAAATAACACTACTACACGCAACCCGTGGCACGCCTGTGCGCGCGCTAACGACAAGGAAAATCTGGTTTGAAAGGGCAAGCCACCCAGAAGACATCGAGCATATTTTCGGCATACAGGCCGATGATCAAGATAGCATGAAGGCTTTTAGCGACATGAATTATGGCGTGAGTGTGCCGCCGCCAGAGTGGGCATCATCGAGCGTGGCGAATTGGAACACCGCTGCCGCACTCTCAACAGGCGAGATTCTTGTCGTGATCGCTGATGATCTCACACCACCGATTGGCTGGGACGATGAGCTTCGTAAACTTCCTTCTGGCAAACTGCCTTGGGCCTGCTATGTTCCGGATACAGTGCGCGATGATGGCTTGATGTGCCACCCTGTTCTCTCTCGCGAGCTTTATTCCCGCAGAGGATACATTTTCCATCCAGACTTCTATGGCGTTTTCTGTGACAACGATTTCACGGCGCGCACACAATTAGAGGCATCGATCCTTCAAGTGAAAGGGCTAAAGTGGAACCATGATCACCCAAGCAATGGCGGCAGGCCGGAAGATACCATTGTTCGACACCAGAACAGCAAGGAGGCATATGCCTACGGCGGCGCAACATTTATGAAAATGTGGCCGCTTTTGCAGACTTTTAATCGATGCCGGAGCGTTGAGAGCGACATCCACGCGCACCTGTTGCGGCTCGCGCAACTCGCCCGCGAATGCAACCATGTCACCGAGTTTGGTGTGCGAAGTGGGATGTCCACCTTCGCATTCATGCATGGGCTTTCCAATAAGAGCCGCGCCACGCTTCGCAGCTATGATCTGGGCGATCCTTACAACCTTTATGCATCGATCCGACCGCATATCGAAATCGACTGGACATTCGCACATGGCTCGACGCTCGACGCGCCGACGATCGAAGAGACAGATATGCTCTTTGTCGACACGCTCCATACCTACGCACAGGTGAAAGGTGAGCTTGAGAAACACGGCAACCAAGCGAGGAAATATATCGCTTTCCACGATACCGTGGCATTCGGTGTGAGCGGCGAGGATTTTGGCCCCGGCATCAATCTCGCCATTCAAGAATTCATGCGAGACAATCCGCATTGGGTGCTTTTCGAGCATTACGAACATAACAATGGCTTGACAATTCTTTCAAGACAATGAGCGCAACGCATTCCGTATGGATCGGCCCCAAGCTCGGGCTGATGGAAAAACTAACTCTCACGATTTTAGTAAATCACGGACACGATGTGATCCTGTGGACTCAAGGCAAAGTGGAAGGCGTGCCGGATGGCGTGGAAGTGAAGCAACTGCCAAAAGACATTCTGAAGCCGATCGGATTCGCAGGCAATCCGCATGCCTATATTCCCAATGGCGGCATCGGCAGCTTCGCGCATTGGAGTGATTACTTCGCGCTTGAAACACTCTACCGCCACGGCGGAACCTGGGTGCAGATGGATTGCGCGGTGAACTGCAAGCTCGACCTGACCGATTATACCTTCTCGCCTTGGCTTTCCACCATCTCGCCTGTGGTGATGAAAATCCCCGAGGGTAGTGCATTCGCCGTCGATGTGGCCGGCAGGCTACGCGACATGTTGGCCGATGGCATGGCGGGCCGTGATTGGCATGAGGCGATGCTTGCGATTCATCACGGACTTCAGCGCCATGGAATCCAGTATTCCACACTTCCAAGCTACATCGACTGCGGGGGCGTAGATGTCTCGCCATACACGCACGCAATCAAGGCCGATGTGATCCATTGGTCAAACGCCACCCACAACACCAGCAAAGAAAAGCCGGTGAAGGGTAGCGAATACGAGCGGCTCTGCAAAGAGTGCAAGTTGATTTGACGCTCTGTCCCTTTTGTGAGTCTGCTTGATATTTTTGCCGCTGATTTTGCTGCTGTTAGTGCCGAGTTGCCTGTATCCTGCTCGTTCAACGGACAGGCATTCACGGCCAACCGATCAACATTCCGGCGAGACAATCAACTTCAAGACGGTGGTTTTTTTGGCTCGGTGGCGATGACCCTGACAGCTCCCTATAATTCGGTGACACAGGCAATCTCGCTTGGGGATCGGGTGCTGGTGGCCGGCGCGCCATTCCGAGTAATGAGCGCCGAACTCGCGCAGGATGGCGTGAGCGTGGATTTCCAACTGGAGGATGTAAACAAATGAGCCTTTTCTTTCCAGAACCACAGCAACCAATTCAGCCAATCAAGCCGCCAGCAACAACGACACTCACGCTTGAAAAGGCACTCACTGATGCCTTCATCCAGGCACTTCAAGCTGAACTCGGGACAGCACTCACCGTCACCGCTGCCGAGAATTTCGATGCCATCGCGCTTCCGGCCTGCTTCGTCAAGGCAACACGCCAACAAGAATCAATCATTAACTCGGCAATCTTCCAATTCTCGGTGGACATTTCTTTAGCCATTCAAGCCGACGATTCTGATCCGCAGGTATTGGAAAGCCTTTGGGCTGAGGTGCTGTGCGTTGCCTACGATGTGGACAATATTGTGGACAAACTTAACTCCATCCGCCCGCAGTATTGTTATGTTTACGGCGTGATTCGCGATGGCGGGGTTTCTCTCCAGACTACCGAGCGACACTTCTTGCGCTCAGTTTCTCTCAGGGTTCATTCCGCGCTTGTGAGTTGACATTTTCGGCCAAATATGGCCGCAACCGTAATCACTTCTTCCGCCGCTTCAGGTGTCACTTTTGGCGCCACCGCCGAAACTGGCATCATCCTTTCTTCTTTCTCCCGTAGCGTTCAAAGCTCCAAATCCGAGCTAATGGACGAGGACGGCGACATTGTTGCTGTTTCGTATTATGGGGCAACCGCTACCATTTCTGTTTCCGGTGCGATCAATGGATCGTCCGGCCTTGCCACTGCTTCTGTTGGAGGACTCTTGACCCTCGCCAACCCGACCACTGCACATGGCGTGACTGGCGGGAAGATCGTTGTTGATAGCGTTTCTGCCGAATCTGGCAGCGATGCGTTCCGCACAGTGACGATTGAGGCGACTCAATACCCGAGCCTGTAATTTCCGGCGACGCGCCGCTGGCAGACCGGCTTGAAAAAAGTCTGCCTCGCTTTTAGAGAATATGATTACAGAGACAATAAACACGAAAGAGGAATTTGTTTGGACGGCAAACCTTAAAGCCGCCACTGCCCTTGCCACGCTTGGCTTTGGGCTTAAATACCCAAACCCCGTCACGCGCACGATTCGTTCCGATAAGAAGGAATCCACGGTTTTCTGGTTTAACTCTACCAATGACAAAGGCGATCACGCTGAAGAAATTTTGCTCTGGATGACGAAGGGTGGGGAAGACTTGGAGAAGCGCGATCCTGAACATCTCGTTAATTACTTGCGAGCCTACGCCGCCAACCGCGATGCGCTGGTGGACATCATTCGCGGCACACCCCGACACATCGTGATCGAGCGCAATGGGAAACGCATCGCAGTTCGTGAGGATGCAACCGAAGAGGATAAGGCGCAGATTGCTAAAATACTGTGACTATGAACGGCGTTGATCCAGGGCCGGACGATTTTCTTAATACCTTAAAATTTCAGCTTGAGGCTTTAAAGCAAAAGAAACAAAAAATTGCGGCCGGCATTGAAAACATTGGAGCTGAATTGCAGGGCCTCCAGAATGCAGCTCAAAACGATCCATGCTTGCCGCTTTCGCCTGAATATAAAGAAAAAATTGAACAATTAAAAATTCAACAAAAAGATGCAAAAGATATTTCTGAATACATTGATTGGCAAATTCAGAAAATAAATCAACGCATATCTGGATCAAGTAATTCAGCGCGGCCTGATGCGACAAGCGGCGCAAAGATAAAAGCAGCAGCGAAAAAGCTACAAGGGAAAGACGGGAAAAAGGGGGTTCGGGGCATCAAGGGTGCGGACGCATCAGCGACTACGGGGCAATCCAAGGTTTGTAAAAAATAATTTATGAAAAGAAAAAACCAAAACATTGAACTCGTGAAGGACGATGAAATCCTTCGCGAAGAAGGCATGGCCGATGGGTCGACAAAAGTTGCAGGGATTGAGCTTCGGCCTATCACCGCACTCTCGGTATCGTGGATGCAGCGCAACGAGGTGTTTTCCGATGTCAAGGATTTGATCTGGAAGACCTGTGCGTTTGCCTATCTCCATTCGGCACCAAAGCCCGAAATCCGCGCCGTCGTGAACGACAAGGCGGAGTTTGCCGAAGCGGTGGATGAATGGATCGATGAGAACATTTCCCATCACCTTCAGACTGGCGAGATCGCCGCAGGAATGAATGCGGCGTTCCGACGCTACGCAGCGAGCGCAAGTGAAATCTTGGGCGCGAAAGGTTCCGCAGGGGGAAACTAAACAGCCCCGGCTGGTTGGCTGGATATGTTTACCGCATTGCCAAAGCCACCGGCTGGGGCTGGCGCGAGATCACCGAAGAGTTGCCGTTCAGCGCGGGACTTCAAATCATTTTTTGCGACGATGCCGCCCAAGGCAAGCGGCGGGCCTGGTTGCGAGATAGCAAGGTTGCCGATGTTGACGCTCTCGCCCAATTGGAGGAAGCCTTTGCCAAAGTTCAAATTTGAAGCCCACAAGCTCGAAGAGATTCTGAAGGAATACGCCAAGATTCGTGAAGTCGAAGTGCCTAAGGCGGTGCTGATCAACGGGCGACTCTTGGCAAAAGAACTTGCTCGGCGCACGCAGCCATTCGGCACGAAGCCAGATGCAGGAATGCAGCGGGTTCGCAACGATATTGGCAAAGTGATCAAGGGCGATTCCAAGCTCGAAGAGATGATCGACAAGGTAAACGATGGCCGCATTGCCGCTCGGCTCAAGCAACTCTGGAATGCCCGGCGCTTTGATGTTCTGGAGACTGTCTTTCGCAATATCGGGTTCTTAAACAAATATGGCGACATGCAATTTGTTACCGACTTTAAAGGCCCGCACCGCGCCAATCGCGATCCACGCACAGGACGCACGCGCGGCAAGACTGACGCGCTCTATATTGCCGCCAGCGATATTGGTAGCTATATCGAGGAGGTTGCCAAGCGAGTTGGGCTTTCCAAGGCGGGCTGGGCTGTGGCAGCCGAGGGCTTGCCTTCCACCGTGGCAAACAAGCGCAGCAGCTACGACTTCCCGCAGTTTGTAAAAGACAACATGAGTCGCGGCAGCGGCTCTGCGCAAAATAATACAAGCAATATCACGAACCCAACCGTCACGCTTACCAACTCAACGCCGTGGATTGATCGCATTTGCCCTGCAACCGAGCGGGCAGGAGCGGTATCTGTCGTTATTTCTAAAATGAAAACTCAGATGACGCAGATTCTAAAGAAACGCAAAAAAGCCGACGAAGTAGCGGATTGACGAAAGCATCTCTATATGGCCGATGTTAGCGTAGAATTTGGAGCGAAGGACACAGGTTTAGAGCAGACGCTTAAGACTGTGCAGGCGCAGCTTACTTCTTTGGAAGAAGAGGTAAAGAGCGGCACGCTTTCCTTTGATGAGCTTCAGCAGACGATGCGCAAAGTGGCGCAGGCTGAAAAATTACAAGAGCAATTGCAGGGCATGGCAACAGGCATTGATGCAGCAGGGAATGCTGCAACATCAGCAACGCCCAAAGTCGATGCCATTGGCAATGAGATGAAGAAGACCGGGAACGAGGCGAAGGATGTCGGTGATAAATCAGAAGGCGGGTTCTTAAAAATGGCATCGGCAGTTGCCGTTGGGCAGGCTGCTGTAAACATTGCCACAGCAGCAATTGGCGCAGCATTCAATGCCGTTAAAGGTAGCATTGACGAATTTGGCGCGGCCCTTGATCTTGGTGGCAGGCTCTCCGATCTCTCAGAGCGCACTGGTGAGACAGCAGGCAATTTGCTTTTATTGGAACGCGCCTTCGACAATAGCGGCGCCGGAGCCGATAAGGTTGGGCAGTCGATCAACAAGCTGCAAAAATTCATTGAAGATGCAGGAACCGGTGCGGCCCCTCAGATCGAGGTGATGGGCCGCTTAGGGCTCACGCTTGAAGAGTTGGCAGGCAAAACGCCAACCGAGCAGATGCAAACTTTCGCGCAAAAGATTTCCGACATCGAAGACCCAGGAAAGCGTGCGGCTCTTGCAATGGAAGTTTTTGGCCGCGCTGGCGGCGAGCTGCTTCCCCTGCTTACAAATTTCAGCGGCGAACTTGGAACCGCGCAGGATCAGCTTGGCGGAATGGTGGATGTAATGAATCGCAATGCGGCGACATTTGATGCCGTTAGCGACAAGGTGGACATCATCGGCGGCAAATTCATGGAGTTTGCAGCGGGTGTTCTTGATAAAGTATCACCCGCCCTTGATGCCGTGACAGAAGCCCTTTCACGGATTGATGCTGCCGCCATCGGGCAGAAATTTGCTGATATGTTCACGGGTGGCATTTCGGCCATGAATGGATTTCAAGCAGCAGTAGATGCCTTCAAGACAGGAAACATTGAGGAGGCGCTTTCGCTTTTGTGGGAATCCGTGAAATTGCAAGCGATGCAAACGGCAGATGCGATTTACAATAATCTTTCCGCAGCATTTACTACAGTTGGTCAAGTTCTTGGAGAAGTGTTTCGCGGCGACGGGCCTGCCATGATGGTTATCAAGTCGGCATTTGATTTTATAGCTTCATACATAAAAGAAAAAGTTGCTGGCGCATTGTCTGAAATGTTTGCTAGCATGGGGCCAGCGTTTGCAAGTATTTCAGAGAGCTTAAAACAACATGCAGAGGCGGGCGCCACCGCCGCCGAGTTAGCATTGCAAAGAATCCCAATTGCAGCAGAACTCGCGGCTGAAGATATTGGAACAGTTCTTGGTAATGCGCCAGAAAAGTTCAAAGAAAATCTGACCTCTGCCGGAAGTCTGTTCCCCGGCCTTCAAGAACAAGCCGCCGCACTTGCCGCCAAGCAGGAAGAGGTTGCGGTGGCAGCGGCAAAGCATGCTCCTGCCATTGACGCTGCCACAAATTCAGTGCAAAAATTATTAGAGGAAGAGCAAAAGAAACTTGCGGCAGAAATTGCATCAGCAGATGCCAAGGGCAAAGCTGCTGAAAAAGCTTTTGAGCAAATTGAAAATGAGATTGCATTAAATAATGCCATCGCCAATGGGAATGCAGAAGAAGTTAAGCGACTGCAAGAAAAACAAAAACAAGTCGAGGCAGCGCAAAAAGCAAAAGATATTGAAGCAGAAATTCCAAGCATTATTCAAGACATTATTGATAAGACAGGCACAAGCGAAGAGGAAGCCCGCAAACTTGCCGAGCAACTTGTAGCGAGCCGCATTGCTGCTGCTGATGTAGAATCTGAAACCGAGGATACATCTGAAAATCTAAAAGCTGCCAATTCTTTTGTAGATTTGCTCAAAGATAAAGATACGCCAAATGTCGTAAAATCTTTGTCTCAAAAAACAAAAGATGCCCGCGATGAAATCGAGGCCTTTGGGGATTACATAGGTCAAGATTTAAGCAGAATGTCATTTCCAGATATTGCGAAAAAACTCGGCATTAATACAATGGGCATGACAGGCTCAGAGCAAATCAATGCCATCGTGGATTATATTAAATCTCAAATTCCCAATGCAAAACAAGAAGTCATTGATGAATCGGCATCGAAAAAAAAGGTTGACGATGTGACTGATTATATTGAAGGCCAACGTCCCGAAATCGTTGCCGAGGTCGATCAGGCCGCGCTAAACGATGCCGTGTCTCAAATGCAAGCCGAAATCACGAATGAATTTACAGGAGGCCAGGGCGGAGAGGGCGGCTCAGGAGGATCTGGTGGCGCTGGTGGCGCTGGCGGCGCTGGCGGCGCTGGCGGCGATGCAAGCGCCGATGTAACATCGATAACTGCAATACTCAACGGATGGACTGACATGATTACAGCCATTCGGGATCGCCTGCCAATGCGAGCCTTGGCATAAAAATATGAGCAATTATACATACCACGGAACCCGTGACTTGATCGCCCTGCCAGGGCGCACGGTGCAAACCTTCCCTTCTGGCCTTGTGCGTGTGGATCGCACTTATGCCTGCCGTGCTGCTGATGCGGGGCGATTCCGCCAGCAGTTTGCGGTTGGGAGTCCTTTGCCATTTGATGATGGGACGCCATCGATTGATCAGATGAGCATTTTCCCAGAGCCGCAAGAAGAACGGGGGGATGATGGATTTGTTCGCTTTAGCGTTAGCGCTTATGGGCGGGTGAATACTACGGGAACGGTGCAGTCGTTTTTTGAGGAAGGGACTTTTACAATAATCGCAAGTAGTCTGTTGCCGCCTGCTTCACAAACTAACATATTCCAAAGACCCTGTGTGAATGAAATTGCAATTGTTAGCTTTGTAGCTCCAAACACTAACGAGCCAATAAATAATTTACCGCGAGATATTCCATTGCGCGTTTATGTGCGACAAGGCTCGCAGCTAGTTCCCATTGAAAGCGTATATGTTCCTGGTGATAATAGAAGCCCAAGCCCAACATTTGGTTCTATAACAGACAGAACTTCAGTAACGATTGAAAATATCATTGAAGATTCGCCGGGCACTGTATTTGGAATATGGAAGGAAGTGGTTTATAAGTTGCGCGCAAGCGCTACTGTTCGTTTAACATCATTTCAAGGCTAATTAAATGCCAACCCGCCACCCAATAAACTTCGAGGAAAAAGTTCGCCTGCCGAAAGGCGGAACCAATGGTGATTACCCTTATGCAATCAAGGCGCAAGACTTAATGAAAAACTTTGTCTATGCGGCACTTGATATTCCCGGCAATGTAGTTGAAGAATTCAGCGGTGAAGGCGGCTATCGCCAGCGCAGGCTAAAGCCACCAGCAAGCGGGACTTGGGTGCTTGGGGCCAAGGATGGCGTGGTGCAATGGATCGAAACTGAAGGCTGCTAATGACGATCAAGACTCAAGACGGGAAGGTGATCACGAAGGACGGGAAGGTGAGTTGCACTTGTTGCGAGGGTGGGTGCTGCATGTATTCTGCGCAAGCGTTGCTTGATGGGCTTTATACTGTTGATGATTTGCCAGATACTCTTGTTGTTATTGGAAGTGCAGGAACGCCATATTCATGTTTAGTGACAAAAACAAACGGGTCATCGCCGTATTATTCCGGAACATGCGAAGGAGAACAAAGTCGGATTATTATCAACGATGATAACGCATGGGAATTTCAAACATTGTCTCCGGAAGACGGCTGGCTTGAGCCTCAAGACAGATCACCCAATGCTTGCTTGATCTTTGATCCTAATTTAGCGGGAAATGCTTATATCGAAGACCAATTCGCGGATACTTATACGGTAACATCATGTTCAGAACCAAGTGCAATTGGAACCATATTAACAAGAACTTCTTTATGTTACTGGGAAGGGCAATATAATACGCCATTTGCTGGAACTCAAACTGTATCTATCTTTTACTGCCCTAGCGTTGGCCCAATTCCATCAGATGTATGCAATGATACATTTAAATTTTATTCTTTTTATAGTAGGGATGTAGGGGGATTAACTGATCCAATTATTGCTGAAAAAACACCACATTCCAATACTCCTTCTGGAAATTATACAGCAGAAAACGGAAGCATTTCTTTCGCATGACATGTCAACATATTACAACCAGCACCCGAGAATACAATGTTTGCGCTCTTAATCTATACGGCGGCAAACCCAGCCACGGCACTTGCAAACTTTGCATCGAAAAGGGCCAAAACAACGAAGCCTACGCAAAAGAACTCTTCGCCAAGGCCGAACGCAGCCACCCAAGTTCCGCCCCCCGCGTGAGCGGGTGCTGTGATTCGGCCCGCAATTACATTTGACATCCTAACCAATTCAGACCATGGCACGCGACCTTTTCATCGATTTAACCAACAGGCGACTTGTCGCCAGCGAAACAAACTCGGCCCCCGTGGGGCTGGCTACCTTCACCAAGGGCGACAACGGGGCCTTCAATCTCTATTTTCTTGAAGCCACGGGCGTCATCAACCGGCCTTTTGAAGTTGTCGATAAATCTAGCGCAAGCGTGAAGATGGGCATCGGCTCACGGCTCGGCGTGCCCGAGACAGGAACCTATACGCTCACATTCGGCGGCGATACCACCAGCGCCATCGATGCCGCTGCCACGGCAGGTGCGATCCAGACGGCGCTCAACGCGCTCTCGGCGATCTCCAGCGCAGGTGGAGTCTCCGTGACAGGTGAGCTTTCAGATCATTTCACCGTGCGCTTCACGACAGCAGGCACGCAAGGATCGATCACCGCCAATGTCTCGCAACTGATCCCCGATACGGTTGCGGTTATCGACGAGCGCATCGCTGGCTCGGCAAGCGTCAAAGAAATCCAGGAGATTCAACTTCGCCTTACGCCTGCCGTCTATCAGGATTCGTGGACGAATCTTGGCACAACCGTTACCGCCACGATTGCGACGACGGTGACGGGGAATGATAGCACCAATGAAGTGCAACGGCTCACATTCACACGCGATCCGTTTTCGGGGACTTATCGGTTGACCCTTGGTGGTGTGCAAATGCAGCAGGATGGTAATTTAGTCAGCTTGAGCGACGGTGTTTTTGTAAATCAAGAAAATCATGGACTAACATTAAATCAACCAATCAAAGTTGATTTAACCACAACAGTCACGGGGCTTGTAGATGGAGGGATTTATTTTGTTCGAACAATCCCGCAGCCGACCAGCTTTACACTTGCAATTACCGCAGGCGGATCGATAATCACATCGTCTGTAACTTCTGGACAATTAAATGATGTCAGAACCGAAAGCATTACGCGGCAAACCGCTCCTATTTCCGCCACCGCCAGCGCGGCAGATGTGCAAGCGGCACTGCAAGCCCTCGATTCAATCGGCGCAGGTGGCGTGATTGTTACAGGCATTCCCGGCGAGTATTTCGATATCACATTCAGCGGAGCCAAAGGATATGCTGGAAGCGTTTTTGAAAGTAAGGGTTCGGTAATTACTCCGCTCACCATCTCCCACAACCTCACCGCCAAACCCGGCAAAACAGCCGATGTCAATTTCAGCACATTTGCCTTGCGCGATCTTCTCGGCAACAGTGCCGCTGTTGATCTCGATCTTGAGCTTGAGCTGACAGAGAGCGGCACTCGCCAGACGGTGATTTTGCAGGTTTGCTCGGTGGCGGAAGAGTTGATTGATGCGGATTCGTTTTCGCCGGTGCCGCAGTTTAATCTGCCGATCAATACGGTGGCAACGACAAGCTACACGCTCGCGCAATCCGATGCCTACGGGCTGATTAACGCCACCACGGGAATGACAATCACCGTGCCACCATTCTCCACGGCAGCATTCCCGACAGGCTCGCAAGTGCTTCTCTATCGCTCGGCGGTTAGTGCCGTGGCGATCACTGCTGGATCAGGAGTGACGATCAATGCGCCGGGTTCCGCTGATGAAATTGCCAGCCGATATAGCATCGCAACACTTGTGAAACTCGGAACAAACGAGTGGGTGCTGGGTGGCGACATTGTGTGATGATTGCTGGATTCCCATTCATAGCGTCTTCTTTTGACCCTGATGCCCGCAACTTCGTAAATACCAGCGGGGCCGCTGATCGTGCGGCGATCAATTATTTCGTCAAGGGCATCAAGCGGCTCGGCCTTTGGGACGATATGGTTTGCTGGCCGCTTCGTTCCGCGCAGAACGCAGGCACGGGATCAACAGCTTACTCGCTCGGCGGGCTTGGAACCTACAACGGGACGCTGGTGAATGGGCCGACTTGGGGCGCGAATGGCATTACTTTTGATGGAACCGATGATAGGATTTCTACCGCGCTTTCAATTGATGGCACCGCGGGACTGTTCTCTGCATTTACTGTATTCAAACGAACCGCGCAGGGGAATGAAGTGCGCTCTTTGCTTGGGCATAGGAATATGGCAATAACAGGCGTTCGGCTGCTTTTTGAAAATCAAATTTTCTTGTATTCAGATTATTTGCCCTTTTCCGCTGGCGCTGAATTTGCAAGCATTTCGGGAGTTGCAAACGACACATGGGCGACTGCGGCCATGTCTTTGAACAAACCAGCGTTTACCGGAAACCTCTGGCAAAATACAACGAACGCAACGCTTATTGGAACTTCAAACAATGCCACAGGATCAGGGGATTTTGGAATTGGGACACAGAGCGCAACCTCCTCTAGCAATCTTTGGAAAGGCGACATTGCATTTACCGCCGCCCTTGTAGGTCAGTCGCTAACATCAGCTCAAAACACAGCGTTCCGTGATCTCTACAAATCCACTCTAGGCCAAGGACTCGGACTACCATGACGCAACACCCGCCAATGACACGCTATCGAGCGACCGAGCTTCACGACAATGATCTGCCGTGGTTTTGTTGGGATCAAACCGCCACCGATCAAACCCGCCCTATGGAGTGGGGTGTGACGCTAGTGCCGACACCCGACGATGTTGACGAACCAACCTATTGGGAGTGGAGTGCGATGCTGCCGGAAGGAACGCCACTCCCGCCGTGGATTGAAATTGTTGAACCATGAATGAACACCCTTTCCTAATCGCCACCGCAGGAACAACGGCATCCGGCGTCTCGCTTTTCATCTCCCTTCTTCCCCATCTCACAGCAGGCGTTCAATTCGCGACCGCTTGCTTTGGGTTAGCCGCTGCCATTTGCACGGCGGTTTACATGTCGCGAAAACTGAAAGGCCAAAAGAATGAAATTGATTGATACAGCACTTAACTATCTCGGGCAAAGCTCAACCTGGCGCGGGATAATCTTAATCGCAGGCAGCTTTGGGATCGTCCTTGAGCCGCAACTCGCCAACCAGATCGTGGCGACTGCAATCGGCGCAGTGGGAATAATCAATCTCCTGCGCAACAGCGGCAAAAAGAAATGATCCCGCCAAGCAACTTGGCCACGGTGCTTGCCATTGCCTTCCTGATGACGGCTTGCCTGTTGGCTCTGTGTGGCTGCGAGACGCTGCGATTCGGAGTCTCGACAGACTATGGGACATTCAGCTACGAACTGCCGAAACCACGATCAACAAAATGACCGCGCAACATCTGCGCTTCCAGAAATTTCTCGACCGAAACAAGATCGTATATTTTTCGGCGAGAGAAGTTCTGTATCTCGGCGCGATGAACGCCTATTTGCGATGCAACGCGATCCCCGAAGAATCACTGTGGCCGAATATCATTCCCGCGCTGCGAGCCGCTGACGAGATTCGCGCCAGAGTGGGCGTGCCGTTGAAAATCCTTTCGGCATATAGGAATGAAAACTACAACCGCGCCATTGGTGGCGCGAAGGGTTCGTTCCACACCCAATTCCGCGCACTCGATTTGACGGCCCGCATAGCGATCCCTGATCTACATCGCGCCGCCATTGCCGTGCGTGAAGCCAAGATTTTCGATGGCGGCGTTGGCCGCTATCCCGGCTTCGTTCATATTGATAATGGCCCGCACAGGAACTGGAATGGCTAAATCAGCACCAAAAGACCGCAAAGATGTCTTGGAGGATGTGAGAAAAATCCTTGCCGAGAATTTTGATTGCGGCCTTGTCATCGTCTCTTGGGAATCACAAGGAGAGACTTTCCACATGGAAACCAAGTGGGGCAATGACTACGCCACGCGCACGCTTGCAAGGGATGCCGATGAAATCTTGTGGCCTTGCGAGGACGAGGATGAAGAGGACGAGGAGGAGGAAGAGGCGTGAGGGGATGGAAGAAGTGGATGGCAGTATCTTGCTCGCACGGCGACTGCATCGACAATGAGGCCCGTGAGGCCGTTCTGACATTCCGCGACCGATTCAAGCCTGATACCATTTTGCACCTTGGGGATTTCATCGATGCCGCAGCCTGCCGAACCGGCGCGATGAACGATCCCAACGCGAAAGATAGAGCGGCGAGTGTGGCAGAGGACTTGGCGGCCGGCGTGGATTTTCTGCAAGAGTTAAAGCCAAACTTTATCCTTTATGGAAATCACGAAGCCCGCCTTTTCAAGCTCGCTGGCGGGCCGAATGCGCTTGCATCGCACGCCGCCACGCTTGTCATTGACGAGATCGAAAAGACGGCGCGGAAGCTCAAGGCGCGACTCTATCCCTACCATATTCGCAGTTATGTCGAGCTTGGAGGAACCAAATTTTTGCATGGCTACATGTTCAATGTTCAGGCGATCCGCGACCACGCCGAAGCGTATGGCCGCTGCGTCATTGGCCACCTTCATCGAGTAGGGCAGGAGCGGGCGCGCACGCTTGACGGTGTGAGTGGATATTGCGTTGGGATGCTGGCGCGTTTCGACATGGAATACGCGGCAACGCGCCGAGCGACATTGGCCTGGAGCCAAGGCTTCGCCTATGGGCATTACAAAAACGATCAGATGACAATAAATCTATGCGAAAGAACAAGAGAAAATCCGTGGATTCTGCCGCTTTGACGGCAGCATGGAATGCGGCATTTGAGGTTGCGAAAATCGACAGGCTTGAGGACTACGAGGCCGAAGGGTGGATGTGGTCTATGTCGTTTGCCGAGAAGGTGGGGATCACGAGAACTTCCGCCCTGCACCGGCTTGAGCGAATGCACGCCGCGGGCAAATTGGATCAAAAAAAGATTCGCGTGATCTATGGCGGATATGCGCGAAACATCTCGATCTTTCGCCCGAAGCTCTAATGCCAGAGCGGCTCCACGAGCTTCTCGAAATCGTCAAGAAAATAATTTTCATGGGGGCGAAGATTTTTGTTTACATCCGGGCGGGAATGTAGAGAATCCAACTCAAGCAAGCGGGAAACCGCGAGCATAACCAGAAACAGAAACACTAAATAGAAATAGAAAAATGAAAACACTCAGCAAAAAAACTACCAACGCAATCTCCAAATACGGCAAAGAATTTTGCATCTGGGCCGCGCAAGAAAATAAAGACGGCAATGGCGCAAACACAATTTCATGGGGCTTTTCCAATCCCGCCTTGAGGGGCAAAACCAGATGCGCTGATGCAGCAATTAACGCAGGCCGAGAAATCCTGCAGAGCATCTAACAACCCCAAGGCGCAGGTTCCATCCCTGCGCCACCAACCCCAACCCACAGACATGAACCTTTATTATTGCCAAGCGACATCCGCCTTCGGAATCTTCGGCGACCATATCTGGGCAGATAGCAAACTCGCCGCAGAACTTGCCTTCCAGAACCTTCACGACATCTGGCCCCACTACGTCATTTGTGAGAGGAGGGCCAAATGAGCCAGAGTGATTTCATCATTACCTATCTGCTCGCCGGCATTCTAATGTTTGCCTGTGGCTACCTGCTCGGATCAATGCGCGCCGAATCCCGCGCCGAGACAATGCGGCGCTGGTGGTTCGAGCGCGAGCAACGCCTAAAGAACTGGAGAGAATGACACCCACAGCGAAAGATTGGGGGATCATCGCGTTCATCATGCTCACAACCTTTGCTGCCGTGTTTGCGCTTGCCATCAGTAGCTCGGCGCGCAAGCCGGACTTTAGTCTATGCCCGCTGTGTAACTCCAACCAGAATCTCGTCATTGAACTCTAAACAAAAAGGCAAGCGTGGCGAGCGTGAGGCTGCCGCGTTCCTAACTGAGGAGGGCTTCCCGGCTCGCCGTGGGCAACAGTTCGCTGGCGGCACAGACTCGCCCGATGTGGTGTGCGAGACTTTGGGTGGCCTGCATTTCGAGGTGAAGCGCTGCGAGAAGGGCAACCCTTACGATTGGGTGAGCCAGGCTCAACGCGATGCAGGCTACAAGCTGCCGGTGGTGCTTCACCGCCGCAACGATCACGAATGGTTGGCTATTCTGCCTGCAAAGGATTTTCTGCGGGTGATCCGCGAAAGCGCATTTGTCGATTCGTCGGCGATAGATGCGGAATAACAAAAAGACGAAAATAGAAATAGAAAGAGAAATGAAAATAACCAAAGGCAAACAAACCCGCGCCCAGCGCGTGGTAATCTACGGCGTCGAAAGCGTGGGCAAATCCACCTTCGCCGCACAATTCCCGAGACCCTTGTTTCTCGATGTCGAAGGTGGCACGGCTCACTTGGAGACCGATCGCGCTGAAATATCAGATGCCGCAGAACTCGACGCCGCCATTCGCGAATGCCAAACGGCGAGCTATGACACGATCGTGATCGACTCGATTGATTGGACGGAGCGCATGCTTGTCGATCAGTTGCTCGCCGAGCATAAGAAGAAATCCGTTGAGGATTTTGGATATGGCAAGGGCTGGGTGATGACGGCAGAGAAGATGGCGCGCCTGCTTGGCTCGCTGGAATCCCTGATCAACGCCGGAAAGAATGTCGTGCTGATCGCGCATAGCCAAGTCAAGCGCGTCGAGCCGCCCGATCTTCTTGCGGCCTACGATCGCTATGAACTCAAGATGAGCAAGCAATGCTCGCCGCTTGTTAAAGAGTGGGCCGATGAACTCTGGTTCTTTAAGTTCAAGACGAAGACCGTGGAATCCGAATCTGGACGCAGCAAGGGTATCGGTGGCAAGGAGCGCATTATCTTAACAACCCATAGCGCAGCCTACGATGCCAAAACTCGCTCTGGGCTGGCGGAAGAATTGCCGATGGCTTGGGATAGTGTGGCGCATTTGTTTGCGAAGCCAGTGGCGAAGGCGCAAGAGCCTGCCGTCAAGATAATCGGCAAGGAGACAACTGAACTTCGCGCACAGCTTGAGCATCACGAAGACATGGTGAATGCGTTTCTTATTGCCAAATCTCAGATCAACGAAGGCCAGACTTGGCGTGATGTCAGCGAGAAGGCAATGGGCCGCATCAAGGCTGATCCCGCTGCGTTCCTTGCAACCGTCAGCGATTGGAAAGAGGCACAGAAATGAAACGCAGCAAAGAAACTACGACATTCAACGATTCTGCAATAGCCGCCCTAAAGGAAAAGCGAGAACAGGCATGGAGGCTATTAAAGGAAAAGTGCGAAGTCGTTAATACATACGAGGGGAAGTGGGAAGAGACAGAAAAAGCCTATGTCGAGGCCGTCATGTATGAGCGAGCAAAGCGTGCCGTGATGGCAGACTTAATAAAAGCGGCAGGGAAAATATCAGAGAAATGAAAGAAATATCGCCATCAATGCTTCCCAAGCTCGCATCCTGTCCTGTCTTCGTAGGGGCATCTGGCGCGAGCAAAGCGGCAGAACGCGGGACAGCCATCGACAGCATGATCCGCCAATCAATCAGCGGCGACACATTGCCAGATGTTGGGGAATACGCCGAGCCGGTAAATTGGGGCGTTGTTAAGCTGCTGGAACTCGCCAATGGCCACCATATCGAAACCCGTGAGGAATACTTGCAGATGGATGTGCCGGGGCTATCACGCCCCGGCACTGCGGATGCGGTGTGCATCGGCGCGAAGTGGGTGGCCGACATCAAGACAGGGCAAGTGCGCAACTACCGTGAGCAACTCGCGGCCTATGCTCTCGCCTGCATGAATGCACATTGGGAGGAAAGCTGGACAGCCCATGTCGTTTATGTGGATCAACAGGCAGTGCGCAGCTACGAGTTCACCAGAGAGCAATGCGAGCGCATTGTGGGCGAAGTGATCGCAAGCGCCACGGCACCATCAGCCCAGCCGGTGCCGTGCGAGTATTGTGATTGGTGCGCGAATAAAAACCAATGTCCGGCACTTGTCACACAAAGCCAGACGGCCCTTCGCGATCTTTCTTTTGCTGATCTCGGCGGCGAGACACTCGATCTTATGCGCGAGCGTATTCTTGCTGATGCCGCCAAACACAGCGACTTCGTGGCACGCTACAAGTGGTTCGTCAAAGAGTTTGGCGAGCCGCTGACTGATGCACTCAAGGAACGACTGCAATCCGGCGAGGAAATGCCGGGGTGGAAATTGACGAATGCGGCAAGTCGCCGGTATGTCGAGCCAGAGGATGCGATCAAAGTCATTTCACAAGTCACACCCGAGCGGGCCTTCATGCTCGCTGGAGGCAAAATATCTGCTGATGCTTTTTTAGAGGTTGCTGCCGAAGTCGGCATCGACAACCCCGAGAAACTGGTAAAGAGCGCGCCAGGCACAACGCAAATGCGCCAAGTCAAAAAGAAAGAAAAATAAAAATGCCAAGTTACAAACAAGAAGAACCAAAGAAAGCCGGAACCTATTTCGTGGAGCCGGGAATCTACCGAGTCGAGATCAAGAATGCCGTCGAGAAGATCAGCCAAAACGGCAACGACATGATCAAGCTCGTTTGCAAGGTGCTGCTCAAAGATAATGTCGAGGGGCCGGAAGTCTGGGATCATCTCGTCTTTACTCCCAAAGCCTCATGGAAAATCGATCAGTTCCTTGCCAGTATTGGGCAGGCCGTTGTCCCCGGCGAGGAAGTCAATGTCGAGGCGGCTGATCTGATCGGCACTGTCGGCGTGGCTGAGATCGGTGAGGAGCCGGGAGCCACAAATCCCGATCAGCGATTCAATACAATTGCCAGATGGATTTTTGGCGATGAGTTGAAGGCGTGGAAATCGGGCGCTCCGAAGCCTGCTGCCGCGAATCCTGCCGGCAAGAAATCCGAGGACGATATCCCGTTCTAAATAACAAAGGCCGGGGCGCGCATGGCTACAACGCGCAAACACTCTACACATTTGAAGATTAGTATTCGCTTGACTATATGCGCGAACGACGATGCGCCGGTAGGCCCAAGGCTGCACAGGGATGGGAAACCATTCCCAAGGCATCAATACACTTACGACGATACACCGGAGGGACGCGCACTGGCTGAGCATGATATGGAAAGGATCAAACAATATGTCAATGATTACGAACAAAGTTCAGCTTCTCGAAAACGCTCTCGCTAGCTATCAAGCGGCGGCGAACGAGTTGATTGCAGAACTCAAACGCCAGCGCAATGAGTTGCTGGAAGAGAATGCGATGCTGCGAGCCGACATCGCCAAACTGGACAATTTTTTAGCAAACCAAGATGAATAGCTCAACCTGGCGCGGATACCCGCTGCGGTGCTGGCCTAACCATCAGGACGATTGTTATCGGTGGGATTGGGAGATTCAGATCGATGGCAAATGGCTTGAGGTTGTGACGCAGGCGACGAGGTTTATTGAGAGTGAGGCTGATGAGAGCTTGAGAAGGCATCTTGACAAGAAGCGCAAATTGCAATAGACATTGCACACGGGCCGTGAAAAAGCCCATCACAACATGCAACAAACATTTTGCCCTTCACACCGACCGGAGCCTTTGCATGGGCCAATTTTTCAGCCGGAAGGTGTGGAGGGTTTTTCTTTATTATGGAAAATCTAAAAATTGAAAAACATGGAAAATATCTTCGCGTTATAGATATGCACGATCATCCGCTGGCCTGCACCCGAGGAAGAATACCATATCATCGGCTAGTCTTATTTGAAAAACTATGCGCGAATCAATACGCCCCATGCCACTGGTGCCACTATCCATTAACATGGAAAACAAACCTAAATCCTGCATTTGTGCATGTCATAAATGCCGATCATCTTGATGGCGATACTACAAACAACGATCCAGACAATCTTGTCCCTTCATGCTGGTGGTGCAACGCAAATAGATCGTGGGCCGAATCCCATCTTGTCTTTTGGAATAACTGGAAGAAGTGGATGAAGCACATTCCCCCGGCCATGCGCCCAAATTTAATTGAGATAGCCAAAGATTGCGGAATAGAAGTTGAATTAAAAGCGGAGGATGATTATGGCCGCTGAATGGATTAAAGTCGAACTCCACCTTCCCGAAAAGCCGGAAGTGTTACAGATCGCGAGCTTGACGAATCTCGACACGAATGCCGTTGTCGGCGCGCTCATCAAAGTCTGGGGATGGGCGTCACGCAATTGTAACGCTGACGGCGTTACAACAATTGCAGCACTCTCGCATTTGAATCAATTGGCGGGGCATCAAGGTTTCGCTGAAAGCATGGTGGAAGCAGGATGGTTGCGCGTCAAAGATGCAAAAATCACCTTTGTAAACTTTGATCGCCATTGCAGCCAAACCGCTAAAGACAGGGCGCTTGTGAGCCGCAGAGTCAACAAGCATCGAAGTAACGCTGATGTAACAGAAATGAAACGATCTGAGCGTTACAAAAGCGTTACCAGAATAGATAAGAATATAGGGGCGGCTGCGCCTGCCCCCAAACGCTGCCTTTAACCCATGCCAACCTACACGCCAAAGGCCAACAAAGACGAAGAGAACATTCTGCCAATGCGCCCAGCGTTGCCCGTGAACGAACCAAGCGAGCGAGCCGCCATCTCCTGCATCATCCAAGACCTGCGAATTCTTGATGCGATGAGTTGGCCCGAAGACTTGTTTTTTTACCCGCAGCACAAGGAACTTCTCGCTTGCGCCAAAAGGTGCAGGGAAAAGGGCGCTGTGAGCGATTATTTCGCCATCGAAGCCGATCTGACAGAACGCAGCTTGCTTGATTCTATGGGTGGCCACCACGGGCTGATGGAGTATTGGACGCTATACCCGAAGGCCGATGCCGGGATTGCTGCCTACCACCGCGAGATTCTTGCCGAAGTGGCCCGATACCGCAAAGCCTGCACACTTGCGCAGGATGCCAGCAGGGAATTCGCTCAACAGCGCGGCAGTATCCCTGACGCGGCAGACGCGCTTGCAAAGGTTAGCACATCGATTGATCGCAACAGGGCCACACTTGCAAACGTGCTTGAAGAGGTGATCTCTGACATCGAGCGCGCAGAGCCGACAGAAGCCTTCCCGGCACGCATTCCCACGCTGGATCGATTAACCACGGGTGGCGTCAAGCGTGGAGAGCTTGCCGTTGTTGCCGCAGAGACTTCTGGTGGCAAATCGATCCTTTTGCTCCAGATGGCACTCGATGCGGCACAGAAGGGCAAGAACACCGCCGTGTTTTCCCTTGAGATGCCAGCGAAGGATGTTGCAAGGCGCATGGTTGGGAATTTGATCGGCACCAGGGTGCGCGCCATGCATGAAGGCATGAATCATTCAGAACTCGAAAGGGTGACGGCAGGCATCACGCAGTTAAGCCAGTTTCCGCTTCAGATCGAAGGCGGCTATGGCGATTGGGAATCCATCGAAGGGTGCGCGCGTGAGCTACGCTCAAAAGACAAACTCGACTTTCTCGTTCTCGACTACATCCAGCTTGTTCACCTTCGCGACTTGGCAAAGAACGAAACGCGCGAGCAGCATGTTTCTGAAATCACCCGGCGACTCAAGGCGCTTGCCCTTACGCTTAACATTGCCGTTGCCACGGCTTCGCAACTCAACGAAGACGGGCGCTTGCGCGAAAGCCGCGCCATCGGCCACCATGCCGATCATGTGTGGCTGATCGTGCCAAACGAAGACGGCCCAATCCTTCGTATTGAAAAGAACCGCTCGGGTGAGCGGGACAAGATCGTTTCGCTCTACATGCGCGGCGACATCAGCCGGTTTGAAGAACGCCACATTGAGAAACAATAATTCCCAAATGAACTGCCCAGCCTGCAAAACCCAAACCATAGTTTGCGACTCGCGAGAACAACTTGACGGCTCCACCCGCCGGCGCAGGGTGTGTGCAAACGGCCACAAGTTCACGAGCAGGGAAGTGCCGGTGCTTACCGGCCTGTGCCGCCACACCCTGCACAAAAAATACCCCACGGCATTTTATGCTTGGCAAGCCCGGCGCAAGCGCGTAAACAAAGAAAGCCTGCGTGCCCACTTGTGCGAACATTGCAGCATGTGGCACTTGACACAGGTTGAAAAAACCGATAAGAACTTTCAACAAACATGAGCCGCCACGAACCCCGAGACGCGAGTGATTACGACGAAGCGTCATACGAAATTGATTTTGCGGCGGTGTGTGATGGTGAAGCTGATGCGTTGCAAGGTGTGCGGTTGTTCCCTACCGAAGCCCCCCTGTCGGCATACCGCCAAGCAAGCGAGCGGCTGATGGGGACGCTCAATCGCTTCATCACCTTTTTTAGCGACCACGGTTATAGCCGCAGCAAAACGCTCTGGGGCGTGGCCTATGCGCTGGGCCATCCATTGACGGCAGGCATGTCGATGCTTGAAGCCGCTAGGCACCTGGGCTGCACTAAGCAGGCGATCAGTAAAATAGCCTGCGACTTTCTGGCTGAGACGGGGCTTCCACCGTCACCGGCCCTCAAATCAGAGGAAGCAAAAGAAACATACAAACTGACAAATGGAAATCGTAGAACAACAAACAGCAACGCTCACGCTTGAAGCGATAGAGCAAAGAGCAAAAGAACAATACACGCTGGCGCAGCATCTCGCTGCCACAGCAAAGGACGCCGCACGGGATGCCGTGCTTGCCATGGCCGACTGTGGGCAGATGCTGCTTATGGGCAGGGAACATGTCCGGGGGCCGAAGGGCGAGTGGATCGTTTCGCTCGGTATCCCGCTTGCCGATGCAGACAAGGCCGTGTTCCTTGCTCGTAACCGTGAGCAGCTTGAACTGGAACTCTGGCCGCAGGACATTGCTAAGGTAGGCGCACAGTTCTGTGGGTTGCTGCCACCGCCAGGCTCGGCCAACCGCAGCGAGCATGATCCCGAGAGAACCACGGGCGCGCCGAACCACTGGTTGAGTTATGCAGGGAAGCTCAATCGCGGCCTCGTTGAACTGTTTAATTCTCGTCCTGTGGCCGAATGGCGGGTGGATGAGCGGACGAATGTGAAACTCGCGCTGAAGCCGATTGTGGAGCTTTATGAAACTTTGTGAGTTTACAAAATGCTGAAAAGTTTTTTGAGCGCGAAAAATTTTTTGAAAAATAAAAAATGGAAAAATATTTTCAAAAAAAAATTTCCGAAAAAAATTTTTCAAAAATTTTTTGGAAAAAATTAGAAGGCTTCCGCAAAAATTCAATCCATGCGGGTAACCAAACT